CAATAGAGCAGGATTCCCGGGGCCGGGTTCTAGTGCCACAAGATTTAGAAGTAGAAGAGAGATTCCGTGGCCAGGGCATTGCTAAAACAATGTATGACTACGTAAAGAGCAAAGGTTATAGAATTTGCCGCAGTGGACAGCAAACAGATGCAGGCGCAGGATTTTGGGATAAGCACCGCGGCGAAGATGCAAGAATTTGGGAAGATGAGTTATCTGAAGCTCCGTTAACTGATTACGTTCCGCTCGGAAATTTTGACAAGCCTGGTCCGTTTAGAAGTAAAGTTGACAAGAAGCTAGTCATGCACCCAACTGCTCAGTTAAAGACTGCAAAGTTCTTTGAAAAAACTCCATACGACTTCCGCTTGTTCTTCTCTAACATTCCAGGAACAGGAAAAAGTGCAGAGCTAGGTGCAGCAAGCCATGATCAAGTTCGTAACGTACTTGGGGATGCTGCTGAACAAGTTATTGCTGGCAGTGAAGATGCTATTACTGTAGTATTCTTGGGCAACTATGGCGCACAAAAAGTAATGATAACGCCATGGATTATGGCGCATCGAATTGGGCATGCCATCCAAGCGTCTAGTATGGAACAGTGGCGCACAGTTGAACATCATTTTGTTAACGTCATAAACCAAAAGCTAGCAGCAGTATATGGTAAACCGTCTCGTCGAGATACATTTGGTAGCGACTTAGATTACATGCGGTCTGATTTATACAATGCATTGTTTAATGCCATCGGGACACAGCGTAGCAGCCGTGAAAATCAAATCAAACGTCCATACGAATTCATATACGAGATGTTTGCACAGTATATTCAAACAGGCACCGTTACCCTAAATCCATTCCCTGCACAGATAGGTTACGGCAAGTATACATTTGGTCACCAAAGTCAAATGAAAGCACGTGGTGAAGAAGACTTAAAGCAAGCTGCTGAAACATTGGGCTACGATATGCAACTATTGTTTGGTGATGTTTTGAGTATGTGCAATGGTCAAATCTTCCTAATGTAATTGACTTTGCTAATGCAGTATGTAAAAATGCTCCTTATTGGGGCATTTTTTATGATTATAGGTATTACAGGTTTAATAGGGTCGGGCAAAGATACAGCAGCAGACTACTTAGTTAACTTTCACGGATTTAAGCGAGAGTCATTTGCAGCAACATTAAAGGATGCTGTTGCTAAGATATTTGGTTGGGACAGAGATATGCTAGAAGGCCGAACAGATCAAAGTAGATTGTGGCGGGAAGAAACTGATCTATGGTGGACTCAACGACTGGGCATGCCAATTACTCCACGTTGGGTTTTACAAAACTGGGGCACAAACGTTCTTAGAGCACACTTCCATGATGACATCTGGATTGCTAGCTTAGAGAACAAATTGCGTAACAGCAAAGACAACATTGTTATCACAGATTGCCGCTTTCCTAACGAAATTACAGGGCTAAAAGCACAAGGTGCAAAAATGCTATGGGTGCAGCGTGGCATTATCCCGCACTGGTACAGCATTGCAGAATCTGCTAACCGCGGTGACAACAAAGCACGTGAGTGGTTAGGACTTAATGGAATTCATGCAAGCGAGTATAGCTGGGCAGGAACCAACTTTGATGCAATCATTGACAACAACAGTTCAATTGATCACTTATACACACAGCTCAAAGCTCAGGTGGAGTAAGACTTGCTTTCCAACGTAACTTGCTCTTGGATATTTCCGTTGAGCAGTTTAAGCAAATTGTTTTTAGATTAACCCAATCGTTATTCTTTAAGTTACCGTCGACATGGAACACGTTTAACTGTTCCGAATGTTTAGCAACAAAGCCGCATTTCTCACAGTGCGGCTTTTTCTTGTATCCACTTAATGCCCATGCTGGCCTTTTGGGTGCAAGCCTTTTACCTTTACGCAGACAGCTATCACACAGTTTGCGATAATACGTAATGTCGTTCTTCTTGCAGTTGATAGCAACGGGTCTAGCGTTACATACAGGGCACATAGGGCGTTGAGTCATGCTGTATTTATGGGTAAACCTTAATTAAGGGCACCATAACGGCCCATTTTATCCAAACCCTGGTAAATATTGATATCGTGTAACATAAAGGAAAAATGATTATGGCACTAGTATCTCCAGGTTTACAGTTAAGTGTAACCGACGAAAGTCAATACGTACCAGGCGCAGTTGGTTCTGTACCATTGGTTGTTTTGGCAACAGCTCAAGACAAAACAAATCCTGCAGGCGCAGTAGCCGCAGGTACTACAAAGGCAAATGCCGGTAAATTACAAGCATATGCTAGCCAACGTGAGTTGGTAAGTGCTTTTGGTTATCCTGTATTCCAACAAAGTAGTGCTGGAACAGCTCTACACGGTGATGAACGTAACGAATTTGGTTTAATGGCTGCATACTCTGCACTAGGCATTAGCAATCGTGTGTACGCTATCCGTGCAGACATTGACCTAGCTCAACTAAATGCAACTTCTAACCGTCCAACAGGTATTGTCGCCGATGGCACATACTGGGTCGATTTGTTAGACACAGATTGGGGTCTAAACGAATGGGATGCAACAGCAAGTGCATTCGTTAAGAAATCTCTATTAGTTATCACTGACGCTTCTAACTTGACTAACGTTAGTGGTGTTAATTACCCAACATCAAGCGTAGGCGACATTGGTTCATATGCAGCAGCTCTAAGCCCTGCTAACAGCGGCGCATATACTGGTCACGTTTGGAATATCTTCAAGAAGTTATCTGATAACTCTTGGGCTAAAGTTGGTGACCGCACATGGATGGTAGACCAAGCAACTATTATTGGTGCTAACGGTTCTGTATCTAGTCCAGTTGAAGTTCCGATGTCCACACCAGCCGCTGTATTGCGTATTAACGGTGTTGACGTTACTGTAGGTGCTACTGGTGTTGACAAGAGTCTAAGCGACATTGTTACTGCTATTAACACAGCAGCTATCACTGGTGTTACAGCCCGCGGAGTTAACGGTAAGTTGCAAATTTTAGCAACTGATTTAGCTAAGAGTGGTGGCCCATCTGCATCTGCAGACGGTAAGGTTATCATTGCAAACACAACACAGACTCCATTGAGCAACCTAGGTATTGCTGCCGGTACTTACTATCGTCCAACAGTTAGCTATGGTTCTTATGTTGCTATTCCAGCATGGAGAAGCACAGACACAGCACCACGTCCAACAGGTAGCGTATACATTAAGACTAGTGCAATTGGTAGCGGCGCAGATGTTGTTATTAAGAAATATAGTGCAGGAACAGATACTTGGGCAGCCCAAGCTGCTCCGTTGTATAACACACCATCTGATGCAATCTATGGTATGGATCCAAGTGCAGGCGGCTTTAACATTGCTGCTGGTACAATCTATACACGTTTTGACACAAGTGCAGACGGTACAGTAACATTTAAGCCATACGTTCGCCGTGTATCTGGCGCAACTAAAATCGTTGCAGAAGTAACAGATACTGCAAACCCATTTACATTAAACAATGCATTCACTTTGTATACTACATCCATTAGTGAGTCTACATATACTGCATACACTGTTACATTAAGTGGTACAAGCCGTGCAGCGTTTGTTTCTGCCGTATTGGCAGCAAACATCCCTGAAGTTACAGCAGCAGTTGAAACTACAGGTGCAATCAGCTTAACACACAAGTACGGTGGCGTAATCCGTTTAGCTAACGTAACTGGTAGCCCAGTAGCAGATGCAGGCTTTACATTGGCAGTAACAGGCGTACAAAGCAACGCAGCAAGCGAATTAGAGTTAAGCACATGGGAACCTCTAACATATACATTCAGCGTAGTTGAGCCAACACAAGACCCAGTTGATGGTACATTGTGGTATTATGGTTCTGCAACAGAAGTTGACATTATGGTTAACACAACCACAGGTTGGAAAGGTTACCAAAATGAATTAAGCGATGCTCGTGGATACGATTTGAGCTTAACAGACCCATTGGGTGTTATTGTTAGTGCAAGCAAGCCGACTACTCAAACAGACAGTTCAGCTCTAGTAGCAGGTGACTTGTGGTTAGACACAAGCGACTTAGAGAACTGGCCAGCATTGAGCCGTTATACTGGCACAACATGGGCCAAGATTGACAACACTGACCAAATTGGCCAGAACGGTATTGTATTTGCTGATGCACGTTGGGGCACAGACGGCAACGTTGACCCAATCAGCGACAGCATGCCATCTGTTGTTGAATTGCTAACAAGCGATAACATTGACTTAGATGCTCCGGACTATCGTTTATACCCACGTGGTACAATGTTGTTTAACACTCGTCGCAGCGGTTATAACGTTAAGCGTTTTGTTAACGAGTACTTCACTGAAGCTAACTTTGCAAATGCTTCGTTACCATCAGTACCAAGTGCATGGGTAAGTGCAAGTGGTCTAAAAGACAATGGCAGCATGTATGCAGGTCGTCAAGCACAACGCCATATGGTTGTTAGTGCATTGAAGGCGGCAGTTGATGGAAACTCAGCAGTACGTGAAGACCAATACGGATTTAACTTGATTGCAGCTCCTGGTTATCCAGAGTTGATCAGCAACATGATTGAACAATGATCGTGCTAACACAGCATTCATTATCGGCGACACACCATTCCGTTTAGCACCTAACACTATTGACTTAGTGAACTGGAGCAACAACACTGATAATGCAACTGGTTTAACAACTAACGATCCGTACCTAGGTGTTTACTACCCAGGTGCTGCACAAACTAACGATGTGCAAGGTAACACTATTGTAGTGCCACCGAGCCATATTGCATTGCGTACATTCTTACACAGTGACAACTTGAGCTATCCATGGTTTGCTCCAGCTGGTACACGTCGTGGTATGGTAGACAATGCTACAAGCGTTGGATATATTGACTCTACAAGCGGCGAGTATAACCCAATTGGTGTTAACCAAGGTCTACGTGACAGCTTGTATGAAAACAAGATTAACCCAATCACTAACTTGCCAGGCGTAGGTTTAGTTGTATGGGGCCAAAAGACTCGTAACCCATTTGCAAGTGCAATGGATCGTGTAAACGTAGCTCGTTTAGTGAACTACATTCGTACTATCCTTGCTAGCGTTGGTAACGGCTTCTTGTTTGAACCAAACGACAAGATCACTCGTGATCAATTAAAGACTATCATCAGCGGTGCTGTTAACGACTTGGTAAGCAAGCGTGGCGTATACGACTACTTGGTAGTTTGCGACGAAAGCAACAACACACCAGAGCGTATTGCTCGCAATGAGTTGTATGTGGATATTGCTATTGAGCCAATGAAGGATGTTGAATTTATCTACATTCCAATTCGCTTATACAACCCAGGCGAAGTCGCTAAATTAGGCGCATAAAGTAGGTATATAACGGGGCCATAACGGTCCCGTTAACTTACCAAAAATTAGGTAAATACCTTAACAGGAGAATAAGATGGCAGTATCGTCACTAACAAGATTAACAGTACCATTAGCAACTAACCAAAGTGCATCTGCACAAGGTTTGCTGATGCCAAAACTAAAATATCGCTTCCGTGCGACATTCGAAGGCTTTGGTGTAAGTGCTGACAAACGAGTAGAATTAACAAAACAAGTCGTGGATATTAAGCGTCCAAGCGTAAACTTTAACCCAATCACATTGGATGTTTATAACAGTAAAGTTTATTTGCAAGGCAAGCCAGAATGGCAAGAAACTACAGTTAACTTACGTGACGATGCCGCAGGCAACGTTAGCAGAATGGTTGGCGAGCAGATTCAAAAGCAATTCGACTTTGCAGAACAAAGTTCAGCAGCTTCCGGTATCGACTATAAGTTCTTGTTACGTTATGAAGTATTAGACGGCGGCAACGGCGCTAATGAACCGAATGTATTAGAGACATGGGAATTGTATGGTTGCATGATCAGTCAAGTTGATTACGGCGATATGGCATACAGCTCCAATGATCCTGTACAGATTGCATTAACATTGCGTTTTGACAATGCCGTGCAAACCCCAACTGGTACTGGTGTTGGTACACTAGTCGGACGTACATTGGGAACAATGGTAACTGGTTAATACCAGATGACAAACTCAAGCCCGGTTTCGACCGGGCTTTTTTATGGCTAAATAGTTTATAAGAGGATACTATGAGCATTAATCAGTTTTTACAAGAAGTTGGAAAAGGCGACCAAATTAAGGATTTCCAACACGCTAGTAAGTTGTTTGTTGGAGACAACTTCAAGCTGGCACCTCGCCAGGGATTTTTGTATCATGTGTTCTTTGACTTAGCACCTGAGTTTTCGGCTAAGTTTGGTCGCAACCAACAAGTCGAAGCTGGCATGCTAGTAAAAATGGTAGACTTGCCAAAGTTTACAATTGATGCTAAAACTCTTAACAGCTACAACAAACCAAATATTGTACAAACAAAAATCAAGTACGACCCAATCAACATTCAGTTCCATGACGATCATGCAGACGTTGTTCGTGGATTATGGTTCCAGTATTTTAGCCACTTCTACCGTGACACCGATTTAGGCTACCAGGGGCCCGATGGTGTTATTAACCCAGGGTACAGACAAAATACAAAGTATACTCCGCGAGAAAATAACAACTGGGGTTATTCACCTAAAACGCCAAACACACATCCGATTAACGCAGTACGCATCTATAGCATGAGTCAAAAGCGTTTTGCGGAATACACACTAATCAATCCAATTATTACCAGCTTTAAACACGGGCAGCATACAGCCGGTTCTAGTGACGCATTGCAACACGAAATGACATTGTCGTTTGAAACTGTGTTATACGGTGCAGGTTGGGTAAGCAAAAATACAGTACAAGGTTTTGCTGATATTCATTATGACAACAGCCCGAGCCCATTGACCCCTGCTGGTGGTGGTACAAAGAGTATCATTGGTCCGGGCGGCTTGTTGGATACAGCAAACGATGTGGTAAGCGACCTTGGCAAAGAAGGCGGCAGTGCAAGTGCATTCTTTAAAGCATTCCGCGGATACCAAAATCTCAAGAATACAAACTTAGTCGCGGTAGCCAAAGCAGAACTTACGCAAATGGGAACGGATATGTTACGTGGTAACAACCCATTGAATAGATTGTTTGTGCCAAACAGCGGCAATCTAGCAGACGGTAGTCCAATTTATCAATACAACAAAAACAGTAAGACTGGTAACGGTAGTGCAGGCAACGGAGCAAACGGCGCGACCAGCAACGGGGAAAAAGTTGGTTCGTCTATTGGGCTAGGCGTTGCAGGAACAGTACTCGGCGGCCTAGGTGCAAGTGTGTTGCTCGGTAAAGGTGGCGGGCTAGGTGCATTAGCAACAGTCGGTGGTCTTGTTGCTGGCGCTGGTGCGTTGAATAAATTGCTGAAAGTTGATCCAAAAACTGGAGCAGTTGAATCAGTATCCACACTCCCGAGCAAAACCGCAGCCGAAACGCAAATAAGCAACATGCCAAATCGTGCAGCAAACACATACATGGATAGCTATTTAGACAACCCTGATGCTGTGTCAGGTGCTTCTAATGTTGCATTAAATGACAAGAATGCTGCAAATGAATATGCAGATGCAGACATGCCAACTAACCCAGCATTGCTATCTAGCAACGTCCCTGTATTTACAGCCGACCAACTTAATAAACCGATAGAAACACCTGCAGATATTGCTGCACAGATTGCAAACGATGCTGAAGCTAGAGCACAAGAAAATAATCTATCGATGGGCGAAGATAATACCGACAGTGCAACAAATCAAAATGATTCTGAGAATTGGGACTTTTAATGGCAAACGGAACAATGACAAACTTAGGGGCAGTGGATCAATCAGTTAACGATAACAC